CTTTTGTCAAAGCATTGTATACGGCTTTGACCTTTTTACTTGTGACAATTTCACCTTTTTGGATTTTAGAATTGTATTTATAGATATAATTCATAATTTATTTGAACATTTGTAAAATTTGTTTTTTGTTTTTGAACTATTTATGTGAATACTTCGTTATAATAGTGTATGAGAAATTATAAGGAATTTTTTATGAAAAAATTATTAATAATGCTATTCATAATTTTAACGATATCCATGCAATCTTACGCATCGGATATGACAGATTATTCTCCAACAGTCCCTCCCAGCTATATTCCCGATTGGAATCCTAAGGCTCCAACTATTTTGTATGATATCTCGGAAAGTCAAGAGTATCATAAAAAACTTCGGGATGCGTTTTATAAAAAATATGCAAGACATATTGATGCCAAAACCATAGAACTAAATGCTCCAGAGGGTGCTTATGAAAGAGAAGTAACAAAACCTTATCTCGAATATCGTGCCAAAAATCAATATAAAGATCCCCCCCCCCTATTTTTCCCGAATAACAAACCGAAATGCAACAATAATGATCAAAACAAAAATTCGGCAATATACTCATTTTTCAAACACTGCATACAACAAATTAATTTCTAAATCTATTTAAAGATACTTTTACACGTTCTTCTGTTCCTTGGATTTGATGTTCACTTGACACGACAACAAAAGAACCCTCCATATTAACACGTTCATTGTTTAATTGGAAAATAATTCCTTTACGTAAATGAAAATCAGAATATACGGTGAGCGAAAACGTTTCTGTAATTTGATTTAATGTATTTAATCGATTTTCAATGTATTCTGAAATATTAACTATTTGTTTTTCATTAACCGTTTCAATTTGTTTTAATAAACCGTACCGCTGAATATTAGTTTGATCTTGGGCTGTCGAAATTGAATTTTTGTCCATTGGATTTGACGACCACAATTCAACACTGTTTTTTAAATCATTTATGGATTGTGTATCCGTATTGTCTATTAATGCCATTTCTACTCCTTTTTTTAATTCGTAATGCGTAATAAAAGAGCTTGTCATCCTGAACTTGTTTCAGGATCTAAAAATAGATTCCGAAATAAATTCGGAATGACAGATACTAATTACGAATTACGCATTATCTAATTATTCTTTATACGACTCCAATAACATATACATCTTCAATAGATGCATCTACCAAACTACCGTCTTGTAACTCTACTTGAACATAGATATTCAAAACTTTTCCATTCTTCGTTGTCTGAAAATCTGTCATTTGAGATATTGCAGGACATAGAGGTAATCCCTCCCGATAATCACGTTCAAGTTCTGCTTCTTCAAAACCGTAGCCTATTCTTTTTCGACCAAACAGTTCTTTAAATCTGGTTCCAAACCCGGTTCCTTCGTAAATCGGATAGGCACCTTGTTCTGTAGTAGCAAATTTTACAATCCATTGTCGAATTGCATCTATTTCATTTACTAATTTGGGAGAGCCATTTTTTACTACAAATTTGATATTTTTTCTATCATCAAAATTGACCAATGGCTCATAACCGATATCTTCGGTAAAAAAATCTTCTGCCATATATACTCCTTTTCAATTTGTAATGTGTAATGTCTTATGTGTAATGTGCAATGAATAATTACGAATTACACATTATTAAATAACTTTATCCAACAGAATATATTTATCTGTTTCTTCAAGACTTGCAACAACGACATAATCACCTAATGAAAGATTGCATTTTAGAGCTAGCAATTCATCCCGGACCCCTAATATTGCACTTGCTAAATCTGATATTGCATTTGGCATCGCACAAGCACCCCCACTATGTGAATGTGTTTCCGTAACAGATTTTGCATTTTTTGTATCATCCGGAACCGTCTTTGATAATGTTTTATCTTTATCAATATTGCACCGAAATCTGAACCATTCTGATATTTCAAGATGTTCATTTTCTTTTAATAACACATGCCCATCGGATATTGATACAGCTATAGGATTAAGTTGAACAACCTTACCCACAATTGCTGTTTTCATATCAGTTGGATTATTCCGCTTTTTTAGTTCATCTTTTAGAACATCAATAATTGTTTCTGTTTTTTTGTTTAACATTTGTAAAATTTACTCCTTGTTTTTGAACTATTTATGTGAATACTTCGTTATAATAGTGTATGGGAAATTATAAGGAATTTTTTATGAAAAAATTATTAATAATGCTATTCATAATTTTAACGATATCCATGCAATCTTACGCATCAGATATGACAGATTATTCGCCAACAGTCCATCCCAGCTATATTCCCGATTGGAATCCCAAGGCTCCCACCAATGTCCGTTATGATGATTCCGAATTTGAGATATATCATAAAAAACTTCGGGATGCGTTTTATAAAAAATATCCTGCGAAGAAAATAGCACCGAATGGATATGTAGACACGGCTCCAGAGGGTGCTTATGAAAGAGAAGTAACAAAACCCTATCTAGAATATTTCTACAAAAATCGGGACAAATATCCAACTTCTACATTATTTTCAAAGACCAATCAGAACAAAAAACCGCCAATATACTCATTTTTTAAGCGTTACATACAACAAATTAATTTCTGAATCTATTTAAAGATACTTTTACACGTTCTTCTGTTCCTTGGATTTGATGTTCACTTGATACAACAACAAAAGAGCCCTCCATATTAACACGTTCATTATTTAATTGAAAAATAACTCCTTTTCGTAAATGGAAATCAGAATATACAGTGAGCGAAAATGTTTCTGTAATTTGATTTAATGTATTTAATCGATTCTCAATATATTCTGAAATATTAACTATTTGTTTTTCATTAACCGTTTCAATTTGATTTAATGTACCGTATCTTTCAATGCTTTGCTGGTTTTGTCTAAATATTACAGGTGTTTTGTCCATTGGATTTGATGACCATAATTCAACACTGTTTTTTAAATCATTTATGGATTGTGTATTATTTACCCCCATAATATTATTAAAACTGTTTATTGAATAAGAGTCTGCTATATATCCACGTATATCATTATTTCGTGAACATTGAAGCAAATTTACCCGCCAATTTCTGCAATCAACATAAAATTCATCCTCTAATCCATTATTTACAGCTATTTCATATACATCAAACAAAATTCTATCCAGAGTTTCTCCTCTGTATATTTTTGTAACTCTGTTCTGTATATTACTTATAGTACCAGCCCTTAAGCCTGATTTATTACAAAGACTTCCATTACCTCGTGTCTGTTATCCAAATCATCAATGTATTCGATATTGTATAAAGTATTATCTATTTTAATAATGTGTTTTATACTCAACTCCGGATAATTCATATATCTATAAGTTATTTTATGCGTTGTTTTTGCAAGTTTTGTATCAGCAGCACGACCGTACAACATACAGCCTGTCCGATTTTCAAACTTACCCCAAAACCGTGCAATCTCTTTATATCCAAGAATATCTTCATCCAGAATATTCTTATTACCTGTCGGCTGACGCTCCATAACCTGTATCAAATACCGAAATTCACCACTATTCATTATTGCTACTCTTTTTGTCTGATTGATTAAAAACAGAAAATATGATAAATTAAATTTATCATTGAACATTAAACTAATTTAAAATAGAGATACAGGCAAAAGATTTTGATTGGCATATCAGCTAACGAAAGGAGGTTTATATGTTAGTTGAAGTCAACGAAAGAGAACTAATACTCATAATTGTATTAGTCCTCACCCTTAAAGCTATTTTTAAATAAGTAGCTTGCAGGTGTAGCCGTCTTTATGCTTCGTCGACTATGCCTGTATTCTCATTTTAAACTATTTTTATATTTTTTCAAGTACTATATTAAAATATTTTTACAGTTTTTTCTTCATATATTTTTAATAACTTTTGTTATAATAGTAGAAATTTTTATTTGAACATTTGTAAAATTTACTCCTTATTTTTGAACTATTTATGTGAATACTTCGTTATAATAGTGTATGGGAAATTATAAGGAATTTTTTATGAAAAAATTATTAATAATGCTATTCATAATTTTAACGATATCCATGCAATCTTACGCATCGGATATGACAGATTATTCTCCAACAGTCCCTCCCAGATATATTCCCGATTGGAATCCTAAGGCTCCAACTATTTTGTATGATATCTCAGAAAGTCAAGAGTATCATAAAAAACTTCGGGATGCGTTTTATAAAAAATACCCAGCGAAGAAAATAGCACCGAATGGATATGTAGACACGGCTCCAGAGGGTGCTTATGAAAGAGAAGTAACAAAACCTTATCTTGAATATCGTGCCAAAAATCAATATAAAGATCCCCCCCCCCTATTTTTTCCGAATAACAAACCGAAATGCAACAATAATGATCAAAACAAAAATTCGGCAATATACTCATTTTTTAAGCGTTACATACAACAAATCAATTTCTGAATCTATTTAACGATACTTTTACACGTTCTTCTGTTCCTTGGATTTGATGTTCACTTGATACAACAACAAAAGAGCCCTCCATATTAACACGTTCATTGTTTAATTGAAAAATAACTCCTTTTCGTAAATGGAAATCAGAATATACGGTGAGCGAAAACGTTTCTGTAATTTGATTTAATGTATTTAATCGATTCTCAATGTATTCCGAAATATTAACTATTTGTTTTTCATTAACCGTTTCAATTTGATTTAATGTGCCGTATCTTTCAATGCTTTGTTGGTTTTGTCTAAATATTACAGGTGTTTTGTCCATTGGATTTGATGACCATAATTCAACACTGTTCTTTAAATCATTTATAGATTGTGTATTATTTACCCCCATAATATTATTAAAACTGTTTATTGAATAAGAGTCTGCTATATATCCACGTATATCGTTATTTCGTTCACATTGAAACAAATTCACACGTCCATTTCTGCAATCAACATAAAATTCATCCTCTAATCCATTATTTACAGCCATTTCATATATATCAAACAAAATTCTATCCAGAGTTTCTCCTCTGTATATTTTTGTAACTCTGTTCTGTATATTACTTATAGTACCAGCCCTTAAGCCTGATTTATTACAAAGACTCTCTATTGCACCGGAAACAGTTTGGTTGTTGAATTGAATAATTGCCGTATTTTTACATAAATAAAAACCGTAATCATAACCTTCGTATGTTAATACACCAAGTTGATTTTGTGTAATATGTGTTATCATACCAAACAAAACGGTTTCTTGTGAAAAATCATCAAATAATTCAATTCTATCACCGCAACTATATCGTTGTGGTGATGTAAATTTGAAATATGTAAATACCTGACTCACATCATCATTCCATGTAAAAGATAATACCGAATCAATATTCTCTTCCCGCTCTAATGTTTCTGTGTTTATTTTAAATAATCTTAATGTCATTGTTTAAAACTCCTTTTACTTTAAAATTCTTAAACATTTGTAAAAATTATTTTTTATTTTTGAACCTTTTGTTATTTTTTATCGTTTTATAGATAGAATATATTATATGAGGTACTTATTATGAAAAAATTATTTATTACTTTACTGGTTTTATTTTTAGCACTACCCGTATTGTCAAAAGAAATCCGTGTATTTTATAATTGCGATAATCAAATTATACGTATCGGTGATTTTGACCTTACTTATGCTAATGGCAAAATTACAAAAATATCAAGGTCAGGTTCGTATTTTGATAAAGATGGCAACTGGCACACATATAAGCCGATGAAAGTATTATATAATTGCGATCATCAAATTATACGTGTCGGGGATTTTGACCTTACTTATGCAAATGGTAGAATTACAAAAATATCAAGGTCAGGTTCGTATTTTGATAAAGATGGCAACTGGCACACATATAAACCGATAAAGGTATTCTATAATTGCGATAACCAAATCTTGTATATTGGGAATATAGAATGCAACTATATAGATGGAAAACTTTACTCTATTGTTGTCCCTGATAATAAACCTGATATCACCTACCCTTCATCTTAATAAACTCCATAAAAGAATCTTCTTCTTCCAACTCCGGATTCGTTTTCAACAGCCAATCCTGCAAAAACTTTTTATTTGCAAGATGGACTTTGCTCAAGCTGACATACGCTTGATGGCTTGCACTGACCTTATACCCATATTGGCAAGCCCCGTTTTTATACCGTTCTATCTGTCCGTTCCTGCAGCATAATGCCTGCAGCTCTTTTAGTTCAACTGTATCCACTGCAACCGCATATATCCTGTCTGCCAACAAATCCTTTTCCTTCTCAGACAAATGTTCAAACCATTTGCTAATCTTTGAAAATTCTTCATCCCGCATCTTAGCTTTTTCTTCCTGCGTATATACACTAATTCTTTCATCAACCATTTAATCATTTTCCTATCTGTATATATTTTTCAACAAAAATTCAGCTGTATATACACCTCCAAAGCGATATACTTATAGTATCAAGCTGTTTCAACCACTAATTTTGTGCAGTACACCCCCTTCAATCCTCACAATATTTTCCCTGTTTGTGGGGCGTCGGTCTTGAAAAACATTTTTCATTCTTTTGATTCGGGGGGAGTGTTTGAATTAAATTTCCGTTTGAATCAAACAACAAACCATCTTCTGTTATCCCTGTCACTTTGTGGTGTTCGTTCTGATGACAGGTATCACAAAGCAACTCAAGATTATTAAAATCAATAGTAATATCTGGTTTGTTTATATTATCAGGTGTCAAATATATTTTGTGATGAACCTGTCTTGCGTTTGCACATCCACAGCGTTCACACAGTCCGAATCTGCTTGATATATATGATGCTCTAACTTCTTTCCACTGTTTTGAGTTATAAAAATTTCGTGAAAATTCTTTAGCCATAATCTTTAAAAAAAATGGGGTTTCAGGAAATTTGCAGACGTATTGATAATGGTGAACTTGATACATTATATAACGAAATTGGTTAATATGACTAAAAATGCATCCTTAATTAAATTATCAAAATTAAAACAACTCTATTTCCCTCACGATATTTTTGCAAATGAAGATAAAAAAATAACTAAAATGTTATACTACTTCAGGAAA